CAACAACCTAACATTAGAGATGCAAGGAGTCCATTCACGTATGATGCAAGGTATCCAGCGAATGCACAGCAACCTTTTACATTCCAAGCACCATTTACGTACAGGAACCCTACTAATGCAAGGCAACCTAACGATGCAAGGAACCCATTCACATATAGACAACCTTATATAGCGAATGCAAGACAACCAAATAGTGCAAGAAACCCATTTACATATAGAGTGCCTTACATTGCAAACGCAAGAACTGGTGCAAACTCTAGGGCCCCAAGTATTGCACAACAACCCATAACGTACCAACACAGAAGTCCGTTTACATACTACTTCACTTTTGGTGGTGGTAATCCACCTAATGTCATGGAGCCGTAAGCAAATGAGAAATATTAATATAACAGGAACAATCTAAAATGCCAATAGGTCAAAGACAACAACCGACTATCAAAAACGGACAAGTGTCCGTTGATGTACAGACGCCTTCGATTGTTCAACAACCATTTACGTATAGTGCAAGGTATCCAGCGAATGCACAGCAACCGTTCACATTCCAAGCACCATTTACGTATAATGCTAGGTATCCAGCGAATGGTCAACAACCGTTCACATTCCAAGCACCATTTACATATAGGAACCCTACTAACGCAAGACAACCTAATAATGCAAGGAATCCGTTTACATACAGAGTACCTTACATTGCTAATGCAAGACAACCGTTTACTTATAACCATAGGTCTCCGTTTACATATAATCATAGGTCACCATTTACATATAGAAGTCCTGTATCTGCACAACAACCTAACATAAGAGAAGCAAGACAACCGAGTTCATATCAACATAGGTCACCTTTAACGTATTCACATAGGTCACCGTTAACGTATTCTCATAGGTCACCATTTACATATGCAAGACAGGGTCAAACACCGTTTACTTATAACCACAGGTCTCCATTTACATATAGAAGTCCTGTAAATGGACAAGAACCTAATATACGTTCGGCACAAGAACCTAATATTAGAAGTCAACAAGAACCTAATATTAGAAATGCACAAGCAGCGTTTACTTATAACCATAGGTCTCCGTTTACATACAGAAATCCTGTAAATGGACAAGAGCCTAATATTAGAAACCAACAAGAACCGAACATTAGGTCACAACAAGAACCAAACATAAGAAACAATCAGACACCGTTTACGTATAGTCATAGGTCACCGTTTACTTATCAGAATCCTAGTAATGGACAAGAACCTAATATTAGAAACATACAACAACCGAACATTAGGTCACAACAAGAACCTAATATTAGAAACAATCAGGCAGCGTTTACCTATAGTCATAGGTCACCGTTTACTTATCAGAATCCTAGTAATGCACAAGAGCCTAATATTAGAAACCAACAAGAACCAAATATAAGGTCACAACAAGAACCTAATATTAGAAACGCACAAACACCGTTTACGTATAGTCATAGGTCACCATTTACATATAGAAGTCCTGTATCTGCACAGGAACCTAATATTAGAGATGCACAACAACCTAATATTAGAAGTCAACAAGAACCTAATATTAGAAACAATCAGACACCGTTTACGTATAGTCATAGGTCACCGTTTACTTATCAGAATCCTAGTAATGCACGTCAACCTTCTACGTATCAACATAGGTCACCGTTCACTTATAGGAATCCTGTAAATGCACAAGAACCCAATATAAGAAACAAACAGAATCCGTATCCTTATATTGCAGCTGCTCAAGAACCAAACATAAGGAATGCACAGACACCGTTTACGTATCAAAGAACTGGTCAAACAACTGTAACATATTCTCACAGGTCACCGTTTACGTATGCTAGACAAGGTCAGACACCAACGACTTATAACCATAGAAGTCCGTTTACATATCAAAGAACAGGTCAGACACCAACGACTTATCAGCATAGAAGTCCATTCACCTATTCAAGACAAGGGAGAACACCCGAAGCAAGATGGGATGGAGTGGTATCACAACAATGGCCTGCAACACCAATCACATCATAGGAACCTACCCGACAGTGAACAAAGACCCCTCGAAAGAGGGGTTTTTTTTATCTTACTAAATATAGGACAGATATTATGGAGATACCATGCAGAAAATTGAAACCCTAGAACAAGCAAAAGAATTAATAAAACCTTATGACCCTAAGATAACCTCACAAGAAAGACAGGCCATTGGTAATTTTCATCTTGGTGCATTTAATATAGAACCAGGCTATTCAAAAACTTCAGAAACCTATAAAATACTTGAGTGGATGTTCAAAGAAATTCTACCACCAGTAAAGATTGCAAAGTGGAAAGACTTTGAATATCTAAGAAAAGAAAACAGATTTGGTGGGTTCAATGGATTAAGAAATGAGTCAGTAACTTATCACAAGTTTTTACCAGTTGGTTATGCAGAGAAACCTAGAAAGGTAATTCCAGGCGTAGCAGGTATGGACATGAAAGATTCTAATGGATATGTAGATATAGATACATTAATCGATTGGGACACAGTTGAAAACAGAGACCAACATGCAGAGGGTTCATTGTTGTCTATGTATTATCACGGTGCAAAAGCACACTGGCTAATTCAAAGTATCCAAGAGGAAGGTTTAAGAGCTCCTATTCAAGGATATGTTGTAGATAATGGTGTCACTGGTATGAATACTGAATCTACTTACACATTTAGAATACACCCAGGCTCTATTCGTTCGGGTGTCTTTGAAGAGATGCAAGACAACGATATGGAAATTATGGTAATAGATAATTTTGATGTTGTGAAAGTTGAACCGACAAGCCTTGACAGCGTATTAGAGATGTGGTATACTAAGTTAAAGAGATTAGACAAGCAATACCATTGTTCATTCACATATGTGGATGGTTGTATTGAATATAATACTGCATTAATGGACTTAGATTTCAGAGATGAAGTACATGCATTTAACAAACAGGTCTATGAACTTGCAAAAGGTAAACCCCTAACAATCTATATTGGACATGATAGTAGACATGGAGATTTGTCTAAGTGTTCTAAGTTTGCAATCCTAGAAAGTATTAAAAACGGATTTGGTAGAGGTTGGATGCATGACCAAGTTAAATGGGAACCCGAAGTTAAAATACTTGACATTTCTAAGATTCCCGAGTATACTAGAGAGTATGCAAATCAAAGTACTGAATTTACATACAGTAGATTCCTAATACCTTACTTAGAGAACTACGAAGGATTTAGTATCTTTATTGATGATGACTTCATCTTTAATAAAAGTATACTACCAATGTTTTACTACTTAAACCCTAATGATGCTGTTGCATGTATACAATATCCACAATACAAACATGATGAAACAAAGTTTGATGGTGAAGTTAATATAGATTACCCTAAGAAGCTTTGGTCTAGTATGATGGTATTCAATAATGGACATGAAGACTGTAAGAAGCTAACACCCGAAGTTGTTAACACTTGGACAGGAAAACAGCTACATCAATTTGAGTGGACAGATAAAATCTCTAAAATACCCGAACATTATATCTTTGTAGAAGGATATGATAACCATGAAGAAAAGTACAACTACAGTGGTATACATTATACACGTGGTGGCCCATGGGTAAAAGGGATGGATTATTCAACCATAAATAATCTTGAAGACTTTTTAAAAGTGAAAAGAAGATTGCCAATTGGCGATTAGTATGTTATAATATTACCGAGGAACTAAATTATGAACGCATTTATATATGACAGTGAAGGAACTTTATTCATCCGTAAACCTAACGGACTTGAATACAATTACGATTCTGTAGACAAACCAGCTTTTGATTTTGAGTTTGATGTTATCATCTATGATGATATAGAAGTTAAAATATTAAACTGGGAAGAAGGTCTAGCTTTTGACCGACAACAAAAAACTGCACTCTCAAAAGAAGAGTGTGAAATGATTGAACAATACATTGAGAATAGTGAACCACCTATAGGTCACAGTCTCAATATGCAATTTATCAATACTCTTTATAGTACAACTAAAGATTACATCGACCAAGAATGTAAACAGTATAACTTTGATAATCTATCTGAAGTTACTTATGCTGGTAGAGAAGGTTCGAATCATCCACATAGAAATAACGCTAGAAGAGCAATGGAATTTGCAGATGCAGTTAACTCTGTTTTAGACCAACTAGTTCAAGAAATCCAATCTACTAGAGAAGACTTCTTAAAAGACTATGACGCTTATCAGAGTGAATTACCTAGTCCATATACGCCAGAAGATACTAGGCCGTAGTCAATGGGGTTTAACGTTGAGTTAGAGTTCATTAAAGAACCTTTCCATATCAAAGATATGCCTTTGCAAAAGGTATACGTTTTAGATGATTACTTATCTACAACGATGCATCATTGTATTGATGATAGGATAACTAGAAATTCTTATTGGGCAAAAACTAATCAAGTAAACTCAGACAGTCCTACAGGACTACCACACCATAGTTTTTGGGGTGTTGGATTCTTTAGAGGTGAGAACCAAGAAATAGAACGTGGTATGGAACCTAAAGATACATATCTTATGAATTGGTTCAATAGAAAGTTACAAACAGACTTCGGATTTATGTGGGAGAGATTTCAATACTTTGGTTTGAATTCTCAGACTCAAGGACTAGAGGGAACAACACATGCAGATTGTGAGCCTCAAGATGATTGGAATCTTTCATTTTTATATTATCCAAATAAGTTTTGGAATGATTCTTGGGGTGGTTCTTTAAGAATGTATGATAAAATGCAACAAGGAATACATGGAAGAGAAGACCATATTAAAAATCATCAAGTTGCAGAAGTGTATTTTAAACCCAATAGATTATTAATATTTGATGGAAGAATACCACATGGTGCAGATGCACCAAAACCAGCTGCAAGGTATATGGATAGACGTTCTTTGGTTATAAGAGGAGATGAAATTAGTCTAAAGACTTTATGGGGTGAAGATGCCTACGATTGAATTTACATGTTATGATAAACAAACCACGGAGAATTGGAGACCAGTTCTAGCAAAGAAAGTAGTTCCCGATTGGTGGAAGACTATGAAGGTTCAAGAGAATGTTCGTGGTCACAAAACTCAGACTATAAGGTCATGTCCTGCTATGGATGACTGGTTAAAGACTGGATGGTTAATTTGTGCAAAGAAAGACATGCAAGTATTTGTAAGTGAACATTCTAGTAATTCAAGAACAGACCCACAGGACAGACTTTCATCACCAACACATCCAGCTGGACAAGCAGGTCATCAATTTACTTACTTATCTAAAGAAGATGCACCAACAAAAGATGCATTCAAAATGAAAGCACCATGGAATATTATTACTCCGCCAGGCTATTCTTGTCTATACTTAGACCCATTTCTATTTCAAAATAAGTATTTTGCAACATGGCAAGGTATGATTGATACAGATGCATTTAATGTTAATATGGATAACTCTCAAATTATCTTCTATCCTAAAACAAATAAAGATTTTATAATCAAAGCTGGAACACCATTAGTTCAAATCATCCCTTACAGAAGAGAGACTTGGAATGCATCCTATATAACATACGACAATCAATCGTGGCAAGAGAACAGGTCAGTTAGAACTACCCATAGAGTGGGTGAAGATGGTGGTAAACTAAAAACAATGGATGAATGGAATAGGTCACCCGAACTTAGAGAAGAGAAAAGACATATTGAAGGAATGGCTGGTGCCTATAGAAGAATTAAGTATTGGAATGAGAAGGGAAGAATGTTTAAAGAAGATAATCCACCACCCGAGTGTCCTATGCATAATCCCGATTTAGTAGAAAAAAATGCAGAAGTACAATTAGATTTATTCGGAGATACAGATGACAATTAGATTAGCATTCCCAACATTCATATTTGAAAGAAATTTATTAGACCAAGAGAAGTATGGTAAAGATGCTGTCTCCAAAGAATATATAATGACTCTTAAAAAAGAAATGGATGCATGGAGAAAAAGAGACCCCAAGGGTAGACAAATATCAAACAGGTACACTGGTTGGCAGTCTCAAGATGGGGTAGAACAACATCCAGCCTTTGCAAAGATTGTTAGATGTATTGAAACTGCATTGAGAGATGAAGTACAACAATTCTTCAGAGTTCATCCCGACGATGCACAAGTTAAAATAGACAATACATGGGCAAATATAAATGATAAAGGTGCATGGAATACACCACATTTACATAATGGTTGTTGGTATAGTGGAGTTTTTTATATACATGGAGACGGTGATGAAGGTGACCTACAACTAATCAATACAGACCCAAAGGTAGTCGCAGACCATCCTACCAATGCTAGAATGCACGAGAGTATAGGATATCATCCTGTCACTGGAAGACTTATAATGTTTCCTAGTGGTGCAATGCATATGGTAGAACCCAATCCTACAGACAAAGAAAGATACTCAATTTCGTTCAATTGTAGAGTACATCAAATTTCAGCTTCCCCAAGTAGAAGAGACCCTCAAGGGACACCACCCAATGAGAATGAATTTACTTTTGAATTAGATGAAATAGGTAACCCCATACTGAACTGATTATTCTAAATAGTAGTATGGAAATTACTATCACACCTTATATCCTATGGAATATAATTACAGTCTTTGTTATTGTACCTATAGGTTTCTTACTTAGGAATACACTACAAGAGGTATCACGCCAAGGGATTCTTCTCAATAAGACACGTGAAGAGATAGCCAAAGATTATGTCACACGTGAAGAAATTGAGAAAGATATGTCTAAACTATTAGACCAAATGAACCGTATCTCTGATAAAATCGATAAACTTACTACTAAGACTTATTTCCAAGAATAAAAAACGCATAAATAGTATTAAACAGGAATACTATTATGGCACAACCAAATTCAAAAGCAACCCTCAAGGAGTACGTTAAGAGAAAACTAGGCGCACCTGTGTTGGAAATCAACGTAGATGATGACCAGTTTGATGATAGACTTGATGAAGGTCTACAATACTTTAGAGAATACTGCTATGATGGTAGTATTAAGTGTTATTTAAAACACCAACTTACACAAAGTCAGTTAGATTCATTCAAGACAGATGAATCACATTCAGCTGCAACAGCAGGTGGTCATGCAGTAAGTAATCAAACATATAAAGAACAACAAAACTATCTTACTCTACCCGAACATGTGTTATCTGTTTTAAACATTTTACCATTCAATGACAAACATAATCTAAACATGTTTGATTTAAGATATCAATTAAGACTAAATGACTTATATGATTTAACTTCAACTAACGTTCTGTATTATGAAATGGTACAGCAGAATATAACAATGATGGATAACATCCTAGTTGGAAGAACACCTATTAGATACAACATGCATTCTAATAGATTGTATCTAGATTTAGATGCAGATAGTTTAACAGCTGGTGAATATCTAATCATTGAATGTTACAGAAAGATTGACCCAACCGATATGACAGATGTCTATGACGATATATGGTTAAAGAAATATTGTACTGCATTAGTTAAGTATCAGTGGGGTGAAAACCTATCTAAGTTTTCGGGAATTGCATTGCCTGGCGGAGTCACATTAGACGCTGCACAGATGAAGTCCGAAGCACAAGAGGAAATTACAAGATTAGAAGAAGAGTCTAGACTGAATTTTGAAATGCCAGTCATGGACTTAATGGGATAAAAACATGCCAACAAACGTATTTTTTAACCATGCAGTTAATACTGAACAGATGCTATATGAAGACATCGTTGTTGAGTCACTTAGAATGTATGGACACGAAACATTTTACCTACCTAGAGAAATTGTAGAAGAGGATACTATCCTTGGTGAAGATGTACAATCCAAATTTGGAGATGCATACTCAGTAGAAATGTATCTAGAAAATACAGATGGGTTTGAAGGTGATGGAGATTTAATGTCTAAGTTTGGTGTCTCAGTTAGGGATACTGCAACCTTTGTAATATCATTAAGAACATGGGAAAGATTCATTTCTTTAGATTCAAATCTCACCACATCATTAAGACCTAACGAGGGAGATTTAATTTACTTCCCTATGAGTGGTTCAATGTTTGAAATCAAATTTGTAGAACATGAGAACCCATTCTATCAAGTCGGAAAACTATTTGTATTCAAATTACAATGTGAGTTGTTCGAATACAGTGGAGAGGATTTCGATACTGGAACAGTAGTAGACTTAGTAGAAAACGAACAGGCATACACAATCGAAATGGTTGTTTCAAATACAAGTGGAGAATTTACAATTCAAGAAGTTATAAATTACAGTGGAGCTGCAACTGGTGAAGTTATTGGTTGGACGCCAGGCGCATCAGACGAGATACGTAAACTTACTATCAAGGATGTTACAAGAACCCTTGCAGTTGGTGATACCTTGGTTGGTGCATCAAGTGGTAAGACAGTGGTCATAGAATCCATTACAGACGTTCTAACGTTTGCAAATGATGGTGATGCACAGAATAAAGACTTCGAAGATAAAGCAGATGGATACCTAGACTTCTCAGAAACAAACCCATTTGGTGAGGTTACATAATGATAGAAAAAATATTAGCAGATAGATTAAATGTAGATATATCTACAATCACAGATGAGTCACATATTGTTGATGACTTAAATGCAGATTCGTTATCAGTAGTTGAAGTAATTATGGACATTGAGTCCAGTTATGATATTAAAATAGCAGATGAAGATGCAGAAAACCTATTTACAGTTGCAGAAATAAAACAGTATATAGAGGACTATTCATAATGTTTGGTACCTATTTTTATAATGAAACAATGAAGAGAGCTGTATCAATTTTTGGTACTCTTTTTAATAACATTACAATCAAGAAAGTAAAATCAGACGGTACGGTACTCACGGAACAAAAAGTACCCATAAGTTATGGGCCAAAACAAAAGTTCTTACAAAGATTAGCAGAAGATGCCAACCTTGGTGATGGTATGAGAACTGCAATCAGTATGCCTAGACTTGCATTCGAACTTACAGGGTTCGAATATGATGCAACTAGACAACAAAACAAACTAATTAGGAGTTCTAAATCACAGTTAGAGACTGCAGACACAGGTAAAAGAGGATTCCAATATCAACCAGCACCATACAATTTAACATTTAGTCTATCGATTCTTGCAAAGAACATGAACGATGCACTACAAATAGTAGAACAAATCCTACCATATTTCCAACCCGAATACACAGTTACAATGAAGATGATTGACTCTATGGTCGATTACAGAGACGTACCTATCATTCTAGGTTCTGTAACAATGGAAGACCAATACGAAGGTTCATTCGAAGAAAGACGTGTGATTGAGTACACATTAGAGTTTACTATGAAGTTATATTTCTTCGGCCCAGTATATACTGGTGAAGTTATTAAGAATGTTATTGAAAGAACATACATATCAGACGGAGTGCAAGGTCAAGTTAAGACTGCAAGTGGTTTATTCACTACCAGTGAGATAGACGGTAGTGGATTGGTTAAAGAAGTTAAACATTACGAACCAGCATTTGCAGAAACAACCTCAACTGCAGTAAATAACTCCACCACAGTATCATTTGCAACGGCTATAAATACTAAGATAAGTGCAAACGATGAAGTATTCGGTACCAATTTAGGAACGAATCCAACAATCTCAAGTATTGCAAACGATAAATTAAGTATAGTTGTATCAAGTGCAGTGACATTAGATGCAAAAACTAAACTTAAGTTTGTTGGTTCAGTTGACCCAACTGATACATTCGTTGTTGCAGAAACGGTAACATTTTATGATGATGGTTCTACAAGAAGCTTTGCAGATGATAGGACTACAGATGCGAGTTAATAATGACAAAAGACACGATAGATAAACAGTTAGATGATGTCTTAGACATTCACACTGAAATCAAAGCAGAAGTAGAAATACTTCCCAAAAAATTACCTACTGTTAAAGACAGAGGTGAATCAATAGTAAACGACTACAAATATGCAAGAGAAAATCTCTATGGTCTTGTAGAGCGTGGGCAAGATGCAATCGAAGGTATCTTAGATGTTGCAAAGGAAACAGAACATCCTCGTGCATATGAAGTTGCTGGACAATTGCTTAAAACGGTTGGTGATACTGCAGAAAAATTATTAGACGTGCAGAAGAAATTAAAGGAATTAGAAAAGGACGACGAAGAGAAACGGATTGGAACACAACACAATCATCTATATGTCGGTTCAACATCCGAGTTACAGAAATTTCTAAAGAAGAATAAGTAATGGTACAACCTACAAACGAGGGATACTTAGGTAACAACCTCATCAAACGTTCGGGTATAGAACATCAATATACCGAAAAAGAGCTTGCAGAATACATGAAGTGTTCTGAAGACCCATGTCATTTCATTGAAAATTACACACAAATTATATCACTAGATGAAGGTATGGTACCTTTTAAGCTTCGTGGATATCAAGATAAACTTATAAAACATTACGATAGTAATCGTTTTAATGTAGTACTTGCATCAAGACAGAGTGGTAAATCCATCACTTCTTGTGCATACTTATTGTGGTTCTTAGTGTTTCATCCCGAAGTAACTGTAGCCGTTCTTGCAAACAAAGGTGCAATTGCAAGGGAGATGATTGCACGTATTGTTACTATGTTAGAATCGGTTCCGTTCTTTTTACAGCCCGGCGTTAAGATTCTAAACAAAGGTTCTATCGAATTTGCAAATGATTCGAAGGTAGTTGCAGCTGCAACGTCATCATCATCAATTCGTGGTATGTCTATCAATCTAC